TTATCACGAATCTGGTGCAAACAGAAAACAAGTATTAACTTTTGACGGCAAAAAATATTCTGAAGGATTACCAGAAATGAAGTGGTCCGGCGGTAAAGTCGTAAATTAAAAATTACAGCGCGGTACGCGTATATATCCTATTAAATCCATGACCTTAATTCTTCTCCTAAAACTTCAGATGCTATGTTTATTTTTTTACGTAGAGCTTGTACGATTTTTTCATCCACGGTGTCGTCCGCCATTAAATCAACATAAGTCACTGATTTTTTTTGGCCGATTCTGTGTGCTCTGTCTTCTGATTGCAATCGTTTTTCTAAGTCATAACCGTTAGAATAGTAAATTACGGTGTTTGCAGCCGTTAAAGTAATGCCATAGCCGCCCGTAGAAGGGGTTCCAACGATAAACCGGCACTTAGGGTCATCCTGAAAACGTTTGATATTAGGTTGTCTCTTTTCTTGTGGCGTTAATCCATAATAATCGACAATGGATTCTTCTCCATATTTTTTAGATACAGCATTTATGATAGAAGTCATATCATATTGATAATGAGCCCATATAATTGCTTTACCTTCGGTTTCTTCAAGAACATCCATTAATTCTGTTATTCTGTTATTAGCAATAGGTTGAGTTGCACCGTCATCAGCAGTAAAATGACCACAAGTAATTTGTTGTAGTCTCATTAACTGTGTTAATGTGTTTACGGTAGTTGATTGTTTACCTTTTAAAATAGCAATAGCTTCTTTCTTCATTTGATCATACAATCTACGTTGCTCTGGAGATAATTGTATTTGACGTTTAATAAATATCTTTTCAGGTAAATCTAAACAATCTTCTTTTAATACACGATAAGAAAAATCTTTTAATTTATCAGATAACTCTCCTAAATTTTTAAAACCATTAACAATTTGTATTTGTCTACCATGCATATGTAGTGTTTTCATTTCTGCATACCTATTTCTAAAAGCATAATAAGACGTAAAGTCCAATAACCAAGGACTTAAAAAATCACACTGCGTGTATAAATCTAAAGGATTTTTAGTTACCGGGGAACCTGTCATAATTCTTCTATAACTTGCAGATGTTGCGAGTTTTAGAATGTTTTTAGTTCTTTTGGCAGTAGGTGTTTTAATTGTAGTAGACTCGTCAATCGCCATTAAAGTTCTATGACACGATAAAAATTTATTAGCAAAATCCATACCTTTAGTTGTACTAAAAGCTTCAACATTCATAATTAAAATATGCAAGCCTTCACCTTCAGAAAACAATTCATCTAAACTTTCTTTTTGTTTTTTAGTAATAGCAGCTTTCCATAATACAGTTATATTTTCTATATGATTTGGTAAGTGTGTAGGTAATTCATTATTATACCAAGTACCAACAACACCTTTAGGTGCAACAATAAGAGCACCATTGACTTTACCTTTGTCGTAAAGCATAGCAAGATTATCTATTAATACTTTTGTTTTACCTGTACCCATTTCCATAAAATAAGCATAAGTTTCTCTATTCCATGACTTTTCTAATGCAGTTATTTGATGTGCATACGGTTTTGTTTTAAATTTATAGTTCATAATTTTTCTTCTTTCTGACTTGACTTATAATATTAAATCACTATATTGTCAACCATGAAAGAAAATAAGGTTTATGTTATTCAACACATTGCTGGTACTGCTGACGGCAGACCTAAAATAAATATTATGGGTGCAGCTTCTTATTCTACATCCGGTGATTTTGTTTTTTTATTACCTGAATTATCACAAATGATATTTTCTCCTGGACCATTAATTTTTAAACTTAGAAAAGGTTTAAAAGATTTTACTACAGAAGATTATTTATTACTAACTGGTGATCCTGCAATTATTGGTGTAGCATGTTCTATAGTTTCTGACATAACAAATGGTAAATACAAATTACTAAAATGGGATAAGCAAGAAAGAAAATATTATCCTATTGAAATTAACTTATATGAAAGAGGAAAGATAGATGAGTAACATTGACTTTGAAACAGACCAACAAGAGGTTATACAAAAAACCGACAACATAAAAACACTTGCAGATCAAGTAGAGAAATTAAATTCTTTACAACAAAGAATAGAATTGCAGGAAGATAATTTAAAAAATACAAAAAAAGAATTTGATCATTTGTCTGGAGAAGTAATTCCAACCATGATGGCTGAGATGGGTTTATCTCACCTTAAACTTATGGATGGTTCTTCAGTAGATGTAAAACCTAATTATAGTGCTAGTATTTCTATAGCTAATAGAGAGAAAGCATTTACATGGCTTCGAGACAATGGACTTGGTGATATTATTAAGAACGAGATCTTGGTATCATTCGGTCGTAACGAAGATAACAAGGCAGCAGATTATGCTGCTCTTGCAGAGGAACGTGGGTTTCAACCAACACAAAAGTTGAAGGTTGAACCCATGACTCTCAAAGCGCTAGTCCGTGAGCGTTTAGAGGCAGGTAAATCAATGCCAACGGAAATTTTCAACGTGTTCGTTGGAAATAAAACAACAATAAAAAGGAAACAATAAACATGAACCAAGTAGCAGAAAAAAAGAATAGTGCACTAGCAACATTTGATATGGAGGCTGATGCACAACAAGGCACTCAAAATATATCGCAAGAAGATCTTGCGTTACCATTCTTAAAAATTTTGGGTCAACTATCTCCAGAGGTAAACAAAAGAGATGGGAAGTATGTCGAAGGCGCAGAGCCTGGCAAAATAATCAACACAGTTACAAACGAATTGTTTGATAAAATTAGTGTTGTACCTTGTCACTACAAAAGACAATATATTGAATGGCAAGACAGAGGTACTACAGGCAGTGGTGCACCTGTTGCAATTCATAACGCAGACAGTGATATCGTTAGTCAAACGACTAGAGATAAATCATACAAAGATAGATTACCAAACGGTAATTATCTTGATAATACTGCAAGTCATTTTGTATTAACTTTAGGTGATACTCCATCAACAGCTTTGATTTCTATGAAATCTACTCAATTAAAAGTTAGTAGAAAATGGAATTCATTGATGATGGGTTTAAAACTACAAGGTAAAAATGGTTTGTTTACGCCGCCAACTTATAGCCACATTTATAATCTATCTACCGTTCAGATGTCGAATGACAAAGGAACATGGTTTGGATGGGAAGTTGAAAAGATGGGCCCAGTTACAGATAAAGCAATCTATGACATGGCTAAGTCTTTTGCAATGAGTGTAGGTAAAGGTGAAGTGGAAGCTAAACACGGATCAGAAGATACTAAAGACTCAACACCATACTAATCGAATCCTAGGAGTAGGCGCGGAAGCGAGAGTGGAAGCGCCTATTAAAAATTATGTTTGAAAAAATATTTAAAGGATTGGAACGTGCGCATGGTTGTACCAAAGTAACCACACCGGCAGAGAACGGTGTCAAACTAAAGGGACAGTCATTCGTAGTACGTCAACCAGTCACAGAAGAATTATGGAAGATGCACCTAGATGGTAGACAGAGTCTGGGCATCATACCAATTAACGAAGATAACCAATGTATATGGGGATGTGTAGATATAGACTCATACGCAGGGTTTGATCATAAAAAATTAATTGATAAAATAAAACAATTTAATCTGCCTTTGGCTGTATGTAGGTCAAAGAGTGGGGGAGCACACGTCTTTCTCTTCTCCGAACTACCGGTAGCTGCAGAAAGAATGAGAGATAAGCTAACAGAAATAAAAACACTACTAGGATACGGCGGATCAGAAGTCTTTCCAAAACAAATACAATTAAAATCAGCAGATGATACAGGTAACTTTTTAAACCTACCTTACTTTGGTGGTGAAGATACTACACGTTATGCATTCAGAGCAGATGGTGAAGCTGCAACACTAGAAGAATTCTACACTACATACAGTGAGATAAAACAAAAAGACATTACAAAAATAAAAATAGAAAGACCGCAATCAGAATACTCTGATGCACCACCATGCATAGAACTTATGGCTATGAATAAAATACCAGAAGGTGGTCGTAACAATTCTATGTTTCATTTTGGTGTGTACGCTAAAAAGAAATGGCCTGCAGAATGGAAAAGTAAGATGACTTTGTTTAATGCAACAGCATCTACAGTGCCATTGAGTGAGTCTGAAGTAGAAATAATTAAACGTCAGCATGATAAAAAAGAATGGGGTTATAAATGTAATGATACACCGATGTGTAACTTGTGTGATAAAAAATTATGTAGAGAAAGAAAGTTTGGTATTGGTGAAGAGATAGTATTTCCTGCACTGACTGACTTACAAAAAATTAAATTAGAAAAACCATATTATTATCTAAACGTAGATGGTGAACGACTACACCTAGAGAATGTTAAGTTTTTAAAACAACAAAGTTTATTTCAAGAAGCAGTGATGGAACAGTTGGATTTTAAACCACCAACAGTGAAGCCTAAAGACTGGGACATGATAATAAACCCATTGATGAAGAACCACGAACCAATAGACCCACCAGAAGGTGTGACTACACAGGATCAATTAAAGAATCATTTAGAAGAGTATTGTTTAAATAGACAAGTGAATACAGATAAGAACGACCTTAAAAAAGGTGGAGTATGGACTAGCGAAGGCAATCACCACTTTGTGTTTGACAGATTTTACAATCAGTTTTTAATTAGAAAACGTTGGGACGTACCATACTCACGTACAGCGCAGATGTTAAAAGAAACATGTAACTGTGATGACAAACGTATTGGTAAAGAAAGAACTTCTGTGTTTGTAGTTAAACAGTTTGACAAAAAAGAAGATGACTACCACCAAAAAGAATTAAAACCAAAGGATATATTTTAATTATGAAACAAGAATTGTTATTTCCTGAACTTGATCCGTATCTTACTAAAATAAAAAATATTGATTATATTGATGTTTCAAAAGTTAAGTGTGGAGAACTTAAAAAAACACCATATAGTATACTTCCCGAAGGTATGTTCATTTTATTTAAAAGCGGTGGTTTTAATAAGTATCATTCTGAAATGGGAAATGCTTTTCCTTATATTCAAAATACTAAAACAATGAAAGTTTTAAGTTTAACTTCAACAGATTATTATGGATATGTTAAATGTAATATTACTTTACCAAGTAAACAAGGAATATTTATAGCTATGCATAGAATTGTTTCAGAGGCTTTTATAGAAAATGATATGCCTGATAAAAAAATTTTAGTAGATCATAAAAATGGAGATGGTTTAGATTATAGAGTTAAAAATTTAAGATGGGTAACTCACACACAAAACAACACCGGTGTTAAAAGAAAAAGACAAATAACTTTTTTAGAAAAAGCAAGAATGGAGAAATTAAAAAAATGAGAACAATAGTATTAGGACCACCAGGTACAGGAAAAACTACAACTCTATTAAATAAAGTTGATGACTATCTTAAACAAACTGACCCTGACAAGATAGGTTATTTTGCATTTACACAGAAAGCTGCACACGAAGCAAGAGATAGAGCAATTAAAAAATTTAATTTAACAGAAGATGATCTACCATATTTTAGAACACTACACTCATTAGCGTTTAGAAAATTAGGATTAAAAAAAGATCAAGTCATGCAATCAAGACACTACAAAGATCTAGGTCAAAAATTAGGTTTTCCTGTAACGTATGCAGACTATCAAGAAGACCAAGGTGGTATCTTTACATCAGATAGTGAGTATCTAAGAATTATACAGCTAGCACAGTTAAGAAACATTACACCAGAACAACAATTTGATTTAGCAGAACACACGCAGGACCTGGAGAGAGATCAACTTAGAATTATACACAACGAATTAAGAAGATATAAAAAAGAATATAACTTAATAGATTTTAATGACATGATTTTAGATTTTACAAAGTCAGATAAGTCTCCAAAGTTTGATGTAGTATTTATTGATGAAGCACAAGATTTATCATTAATGCAATGGGACATGGCACGATCAATATGGAATAAAACAACAGATGCTTTTGTAGCAGGGGATGACGACCAAGCTATCTTTAGATGGGCTGGAGCGGATGTAGATTCTTTTATAACATTAGAAGGACAGTACTTACCACTAACACAGTCTTATAGAATACCTGCAAAAGTACATGGACTAGCAATGGGTATTATAAATAAAATTAGAAACAGAATAGATAAATCTTGGGAACCTAGAGTTAGTCAAGGAAATCTACATAGACATTTTGATATAGAAAGTGTGGACCTAAGAACAGGGGACTGGCTAGTGTTAAGTAGAACAAGACACATGCTTAATGACATAGAGGAATCTTTGTATAGACAAGGTTTGTATTATAAAAACAGATATAAAAGAAGTAATGAACAAGATCTACATGAAGCAGCTACGTCCTGGGAACATTTAAGACAAGGACAATTAGCTTCTTACAAAGAAATAGAAAATATAATTAAATTTATGGGACCTAGAAATTGGCACGCTAAAAAAATAAAAGGTATGGCCAAAGGATCTTTTTATGGAATAGATCAACTCACTAAAGATTATGGTCTACAAGTTAAAACAGTTTGGTATGAAGCATTTGATGATGCGGGACAAACTAGAGTAGAATATTTAAGGAAGATGAGAAAGAATGGTGAGAAACTAAATGAAAAACCTAGAATAGAATTATCTACTATACATGCAGCAAAAGGTGGTGAAGCAACTAACGTTGTACTGCTAACAGATCTTACAGAAAATACTATGCGAAGTTATGAAAGAAATCCTGACGACGAGAATAGATTATTTTATGTAGGTGCAACTAGAACAAAAGAAAATTTACACATAATAGAACCAAAAAAATATGAGAAAGGATATATACTATGACCAACAGTGAAATATTTAAGAAATCAGTTTATGATTCTTTAGATAACCAGGTAGGCGGGAAGCACTATCGCAAAATGAAGATACAACCTGCAGAATTTATAAATGAAAACAAATTATTATTTGCGGAGGGTAATGCTATAAAATATATTTGCAGACACCAGTCAAAGGGAAAAAGACAAGACATAGAAAAAGCAATACACTATTTAGAAATGATACTTGAAAGGGATTATGATGCAGATACCACTATTTAAACCACAAACAGAATGGCTACCACCAGAAAATTTTCCAGACTTATCTAAGTATGATGAAATCGGAATTGACTTAGAAACTAAAGACCCAGACCTAATGAAGATGGGGTCAGGATCGGTAATAGGTAAAGGAGATGTTGTAGGAATAGCTGTGGCTGTTGAAGGATGGTCCGGATATTATCCAATTGCTCATGAAGGTGGTGGTAATATGAGTCGATCCAAAGTTTTAAAATGGTTTCAAGGTGTATTAGATACACCCGCAGATAAAATATTTCACAACGCCATGTATGACGTGTGTTGGATTAGAGCGCTCAGTTTAAATATTAACGGTAGAATAATTGACACGATGATAGCATCGGCCTTAGTTGATGAAAATCAAATGCGTTATGATTTAAACAATTGTGCTAAAAGATACACCGGTAAGGGTAAGAATGAAAGTGATTTATATGAAGCAGCGAAAAGTTGGGGGGTTGACCCCAAGGCAGAAATGTATAAACTACCTGCCATTTATGTAGGTTCTTATGCAGAAGCGGATGCAGAAATTACGTTAGCCTTGTGGCAAGAATTAAAAAAAGAAATAATACACCAAGATATACAATCTATTTTTGATATGGAGACCGAATTGTTTCCTGGTCTGGTTGACATGAAATTTCTTGGCGTGAGAGTGGACGTTCCAGCAGCTGATAAAATGAAGCAAGAGCTAGCATCACAAGAAGCCAAGTTAATCCAAACAGTAAGAAAAGAAACAGGAGTAGATACTCAAATATGGGCTGCAAGATCGATTGCACAAGTTTTTGATAAACTGAAACTAGACTACGATAGAACTGAGAAAACATCGGCACCTTCCTTTACTAAAAATTTTTTACAGAATCACCCCCACCCAACAGTGAAACTAATTGCTCAAGCTAGAGAAATTAATAAGGCTCATACAACTTTTATTGATACCATATTAAAGCACTCACATAAAGGTAGAATACATGCTGATATAAACCAACTTAGATCAGATAATGGCGGAACTGTGACAGGCAGATTCTCGTACTCAAACCCAAATTTACAGCAAATTCCAGCTAGGAACAAGGACCTTGGACCACGGATCAGGGCATTATTTGTGCCCGAGAAGGGCCATACATGGGGTTGTTTTGACTATTCTCAACAAGAACCTAGGCTGGTGGTGCATTATGCAGCTTTACAGAATCTCTATGGAGTGGACGATGTATTGGACGCGTATCATGAGGGAGACGCGGATTTTCATACGATCGTTGCTGATATGGCAGAGATACCTAGATCACAGGCCAAGACTATAAACCTTGGTCTGTTCTATGGTATGGGTAAAAATAAGTTACAAGCAGAACTTGGTGTATCTAAAGATGTATCTGATAGTTTGTTTAGACAATACCACAACAGAGTACCCTTTGTTAAACAACTGATGGACAATGTCATGCAACGTGCGCAAGAGTCTGGTAGAATACGTACATTACTAGGTCGACTTTGTCGTTTCCATTTATGGGAACCCAATCAATTTGGTATTCATAAGTCCTTGCCACACGATAAAGCGCTCTTGGAACACGGACCAGGGATTAAGCGCGCCTTTACATATAAAGCATTAAATAAATTGATACAAGGATCGGCAGCGGATATGACAAAAAAAGCTATGATTGAGTTACACAAAGAAGGTATAATACCACATATACAGGTACATGATGAACTTGATATATCGGTTGAGAGTCCTGAGCATGCACAAAAGATAAAAGATATCATGGAAAATGCTGTTGACTTAGAAGTACCTAACAAAGTAGATTATGAATCAGGCCCTAATTGGGGCCAAATAAAATGATAAATTATGGCTTACTTAAATGCAAATATTCCTATACAATACTCGCAAATAAAAAAGGAGTATTTATATGACCTTAAAAAACATAAAGGCGAAGTTGAAGACTGTATCATCTTCGGTATTACCAGTCTTACAGGTCGTGCTATCTTATTTCACGCGATCATGGAGAACGGTGCAGTATTTTATCGCCTGCCAATTAGCGCGTTTATTCAGCAAGGATTTGAGCGATCACAAGTCCCCGAACAACGTTTGGATGAACTGGAGCTTTGGAATTCTTTCAGTTATTATCCTGCTATTACTACTTGGGATATTTTAACAGCCGCATCCGGCAAATATATTGGAAAAGATAAGAAATGGTATCACGGTAAGTATTTATTTACCGTTGACTGGGGCCACCCAGATGCTAATATACTGAACTCTGATCATTCAGAGATTCCGCACGAACACAAGTGCGCTCACATAATTGCGTTAGACAACGGCAACTATGCAGCACAACCTAACAACAGATGTATCTGGGACCTACCTTCTTTTACGGTGAAGGACAACATACCTGACTGGAAAGTACAAACTTCAGAATGGAATGTAGAGGATACTGGAACATGGAAAACAGAAGACACCGATAATTTCTTTTATGAAATTGAAGAAAAAAAATGAGGAACGTAAATGAATTTAGTAGACTTGCTAAAGAAAAATATTGTAATGATACCGGTGGTAGCTTCAGTGCTAGTCGGAACATTTACTGGCGTTCGTTATATTGTAAATCTTACTGACACTATTAATCAAAACGAATTAAGACTTACTAATCTTGAAAGAGATGTAGGTGTATTAGAAAAAAATATTACAGATATTAACACAAGACTATCTTCTGCTGAAGCAACATGGCAGATGGCAGAGAATTTATATAGACAATTAGCTGATCAAGTTAGAGAACACAGTTATGATATCAAAGATCTTAACAGAGAAATAAATTATTAAGGTGACCTATGGAGATAGCCAGGATGAATTATTATTTTACAGGTGCGTTGGTTGTTTTATTTGTGTTGTTATGCTTTATAAAACCTGCATATCCTAGAAATGAGTATCTCAATAACGGTACTAATACTTGCAGCACTGGTGACCTTAGCCTATCAGTCGAACAAAGAGACTCGGAAAACAGTTACAGGCATTTTAATCCCGATAATAATTATACTAGTCCTTCTGATGATAAATCTTTACGTTTAACTTGGAGACATTATTTAGGTTCAGCTTGCACTAAAGAATTTAAAGCAGTTCAACAAGAAAATATGGAGTTAAAACAACAGCTAGAGCTAATGAAAATGTGCGGAAAAGTCAATAAAAACCCCACTTTAATTAATAATCCTAACTTCAAATTGTTAGTTTCTAAATGTTCTGGTATAGTTATTTATGATGATAAAATTATTAAACCTGATGGAAGTTATTGGGACTCAATTAAAGATGATTACAAAAAAGAAAACCCTGATATTAAACTTATGGGTGATAAAATTGTAAGATGAAAATTAGTGAAAATACATCTGTAAGCATGCCAATGAAAAATATGTTAGCAATCATAGCTGGTGTTGCTATGGGTGTCTTCGCATATACAGAGGTCACAGCTAGACTAACATCGCTAGAGACATCAAGAGAACTATTCCAAGCAGATTTACTCAAGAAGAGTGAACAACTGCCCACGGACCAGGAACAATATATGTTGATTGAAGATTTATACAAAACAACAGAGAAGTTAGAGAAAACTCAAGAACAAAATATGACTAACAAGGTTAATATAGAATTTCTTAACAAGCAACTAGAAAAAGCTTTACAAGATATAGAAGATTTAAAAGATAAGGTAAGACAAAATGGCAACGGGGCGCATTAATAAAAAAATATTGGATCACATCGCACAGATAAACAAAGAAAATAAAGCTGCGAGTCTAGCAAAAAATTTAAAAAAAGAAGTGGAAATCGGTAAAAATGGTACACAAAAATATGTTATTAAAGAAGGACCTAACAAAGGTAAGACTGTATGATCGAATCTGTTGTAGCTTTATGTATGTTTATTGCAGGGGAACTTACGGAGCATAGAATACAACCTGCAATGTCAGACTGCCTAAAAGGCAAGAGAGTCGCGGAACGTGATGCTAATAATAACATTGAATATAAATGTGGTAAAGTAGAAGCAGAAATAGAAGAAAATATTGATGGTAGCAAAGCTATTAAAAAAATAATAAAAGAAGAATAATAATGAAAAAATGTACTAAATGTAAAAAAGAATTCGAAGCTAAAGACGAATTAGATATGTTTTGCAGCCAGGACTGCAAAGAAGAAGCACTCGCAGAGCTTGACAATGACAGCGATGAGTGTTTAAGTTGTCAATAATATGAAAGTAAGCGCAGAAGTAGTTAATGGTAAGTGTCCAACGTGTGATGAGTATACAACGTTGGTTGGACTTACAAATCAATTATATAGATGTATGAATTGTGGTTCTGATTTAGAGCAACACATTAATGGTAAGATAAGTTATTTACCTGTCATGCCAGCACGTGAAGATGGGGGTGTACCATTCGTTAAAGAGTGGACTAAATAGTGGCTGAGACAAATAAAATAATAAACTATACTTTTTTTCACTGGGGTCCTTTTCTTTACAAGACTTCTTTAAAACAAGAGGAAATAGAAAAAATAAAAAATTTATGTAGTAAAGAATTAAAAGACTACACAGATAATTTGGCTGGTTTAATAAAACATGAACATCAATTAGATGAAAAAAAACTGTTTTCAATTATTTCTCCTTATATTCAAAGTTACTCAAAAGCTTATTTAGATTATGGAATTAAACCTTTAGGAAATAAAATAGAGTTAAAAGCAGCGTGGGTTAATTATATGACTAAATTTGAATCTAACCCGTTACATACACACAGTAATGATTTATCTTTTGTAATTTATACGCAAATTGCAGAGGAATTAAAAAAAGAAGTTAAAGACACTATTTCAAATACAAAACCAGGTTCAATTAATTTTATGTATACTTTAGGAACTGAAAAATACAATATTAATCAACATACATTTATGCCACAAGAGGGGGATCTTTTTATTTTTCCAGCATCTCTACACCACAGTGTTAATCATTTTCAAAGTGAAGGGGAAAGAGTATCTGTTTCAGGTAATCTTATAATAACAAATGGCTAAACAAAGTTTTAAGTTCTTCACACCACGTGATAAACCCAAGAAACGTGGACCTAGAAAGCATAAGAAATCTTTAAATAAGAATGAGAAGAGACAGCGCAAAATGACGCGGTACAAGGGCCAAGGTTGACAATAATCATCTAGTATCCTATATATAAGATATGAAAGGAAATAATATGAAAGCAAAAGAAATAACACCAATGGATATGTTAAGACACGAAATCAAACAACTAAAAGACGAAGCAAAAGTTTCTAACGCTTATAAAAAATTAATTTTAACAGCTGTTAGATCTGAATACGATTCAAAAAATGTCGTAGAAGGCTTAAAGTTTGCTGCTAAGTTAATTAAAGAAAAAAAATGGGCACTGTTAGAAAAAGTAGGCGGAACTTCTGGAGATTTAATGGCAAGAGGTGAATGCTCTAAATGTGGAATTAATTTGGTAGGTAAAAATCCTGCACCAAGAAATTTTACATTACCTTGTTTAATACAAGGATGTATTTATAATATAAAAACAAATGAAAGAGAGGGAATAGAATGAGTATAAAAGATGTAGAAAAATGGGTAAACACTGCAAAAAAAGGTTCATCAGTTATTTATTACACTGGTAATTTATCAGAAGATAGGTGTTCTGCGGGTGTGCATTTTCCTAAAGATGTTACAGTTATACCTAATGCATTTGCAGTAGAAGCAAAAAAAGGAAGAGTTGATTTTTTTCAAAAAAGGAAAACAGTGATGGAAAAATCTGCTACACCTGCAAGACCTATATTTGATTATATAGCGAGGAAAATATAATGAAGGAAAAAACATTAACGATCACCAGTAATAATATTAGTCAAAAGCAATGGTCTAGTCTTGTACTAGAAATAAACTTGATTAAAAAAGCCTGGGCTAGTTATGCAACGTTAAATATAAGGTCTCCTGGTATTAAAAAGATTATAGCACATGGTACAAGAACAAACTTTAAAGACGATTGATAAGGTCTGGAGACAATGGGACAAGACAAGAGACCCTAAGTACAAAGATCTTTGGTTTAAACTTATAAAGGAGTGGGCTGATGGACGTAATAATATTACAAGACGGGCTATATCATCTTTACCCAGTGACAAAAAGTTGGTTCATAGGGGTGACTTTACCAGAAACTATTGATCTTTTTAGTCTTTGTGATGTGTTGAGGAATGAGTTAACAACTTATCTCGACCACATAAACAAACATGTTATGAAAGATGGAAGCGGAATCTTTTATGGCTGTATACAAATATGAATTAACGCACCTATCCTAAAGAGGGAAAAATAAGGATAGGTTATTGTGGTGAGATTTATCTATTTTATAGATTTAATTTTTAACTGTCAACTAAGTAACTATCTTACCCTCATCTTTTTTAGAAATACAAGTAAACTGAGGATATAATAAATTATTATTTATAGTTTCTTTAGTAAAAGTACCTTCCGCATATATAATTTCATAAGATTCAGATAAGCCTGCTCTTACACAATCGTGGTGATCCTCAAATACTTTAGGGTATTCTTTATGGGTATAACACTCCCCACTTATTGTAGAACAAATGTAAATTATTAATAAAAATTTCATTGACTTTTTATATTAATCTCCTATATAGTCATTATAATTAAATGAAAGGAAGTCACAATGACTGATATAACTAAATACAGAAATGTATCCCTAACACATGATACATACAAGACATTGATAAGTTTGTCTAAGGTATTATTACCGGATGCAACATTATCAATTAGTAAGACCATAGAATCAATTGCAAACGAGAAAGCGAAGAAACTAAATGGCAAACTTAAAAAAGTATAAAGTACACGCAGCAATATGTCCTGACTGTAATGGGAACGGATATATTAAAGCGATGGACTTTGATGAAAAAATACTCAGAGTCCTGCAATGTGAAACGTGCGAATCGGAAGGGGAGATTTATGTGGATGAGTCCGAAGTTGTGGAGTCTTATATCGATGCTGATAATATTACAGATCGTGGTAAATTACATTAAATGATTCCTGATACAGACAAAGCATATATAGCGGGCCTGTTTGATGGTGAAGGTAGTATTCATATTAGACGAGGGATAGAGAAAAAGAAAAAACATAAAGGTAAACCAGGTTACCGGTTATCTAATAGTTTAAGACTTTCTATGGAGATCACGATGACTGACCGTAGTGTTCTCATGTGGGTCCATGAAGTATTGGGTGTTGGAACTCTAACACCTAAGAAAGTAAAAGGTCTAAGAGTGGATGGTACGCCTTATCTTAAACAATATAGGTGGAGATGTACATTTAGGGACGCATACTATGTGTGCTGCCTTATATGGCCGTTTGCGCATACTAAATTACCTAAGATACAAAGAGTGATTGAACATTACACAACCGTTGCTTTTAAAGATAATGTAATATTATTAGATGAGTACAGAGAGGTACAAAAAAATGTTTGATAATATAATTTATAAATTTTTATATTGGGTTAACCACTTCTCAACTAAACTAACGAGTTGGTCATGGTGTAAGTTATATGCAGATAGGAGAAAGGGTTATGGCTACAAAAGAAAAGTTTGATGGAAGAAGTAGACCTTCTAATGATACGTATCGTAAAAGGTTTAATGAAATATTTAACCCTGTTGCAAAAGAGGTTAGGACTCCTCAGTTTAAGTCTCAAGTAATAGAAGATAAAACTAAATATAATAGGAAAAAAGAAAAAAAGGAATTAAATTATGAAAGAAGATTATATGTGGAATGAAAAAGAAAGTAATATGACTGAAAAAGAATGGAACGCACATAGAGACTGGGTGTTTAGTTTTATTGGAAAAATTATTTATAAAAAACGAGTGTTACACTAATGATGAATGATAAGGATGTAAAGGAATATCACAAAATGGTCGATAAACTAAATAAACAACAAAAGGAACTTGATGCAAGCTACAAACAATCTTTAGCCAATAAGCAAGAACGTATGACAAATGTTAAAGGTTTAAAGAAGATTAATATACTATC